GTGTGGTCGGGAGAGACGGTCTTCTTTGACACATGTGTGTCAAAGAAGACCGTCTGTGTTTCTAAGTCCAGCAAGCAATTTCTCCGGTTGCAGAAAGCGTCATGGACAGGGCTGTCTCCTTAGAGGTAAACTTTGAGCGCCTCGACACTAAGAAGGACATCCGCGGAATGTGGGATCTCATCACAATGCCAGTGGATATCGACAAGTGGCCTGATGACGCCAATGGGTGGATCCCTACCCAATACGCCGAAACACTTGCGATGTGCGTCAGTCGAGCGCCATCCGGGTGGTTTACAGAAGTCGACCGCCTAGACGAATCGTTCACCCATCTAGTCGATTTAGTTGGATTTCATGGATGCAAGAATGTCAAGTTTGTCGATTGCAAGGACCACTTAATCAACGGCAAGACAGGATTAATGAAAGGTGTATTCGTAAGGGAGGGAAAGCTGCGCGTCCGCGTGATTCTTGATTCGAAGCTCTCGATCATGGTTCATCCTAAGAACCTCTTGGCCATGATAACCTCATAGTGCCGCGACAGAGAAAGTCTACACAACGCTCGACTAGGGGACAGGGCGCACCTGCAACAAGCCGATGATGTGTGCCAGTCAGTTATGAGACCATCGTTGAATCAAAACAATGACCCATTACTCTGAAAAAAATCCAGCCTTAATATAATGAGCGTAAACACGAATTTGAAAATGGTCATTGTTTCTTGTATTTCTATGGTGTTTGTGATAAACTCTCTTGTGCACCTAAATATTTTGATGAATGATGAAATAGATACACCTGCAGCATTTATAGGACGTATCTTGTTTGTCATAATAGATTGTTTAATGGCAGTGTGGCTGATGTATAACATAAATGGAGAGATTGACCAAGGAGTCCTTGGTTTGTTGGTTGTTCATGCTTTAATGTCACCAACGAATATGAATAAACTTATCAATTCGAACCAAGTATCTATTTAGTGCCCGTGGGAAGATGCAATCGTGACCAGTGCAAAATATATCTCATTTTCCAGAAGCTGACTCACGTAATAAGTTACCATCCGTTCCTGAGCATTGGAACTTGAGCCCGGACTCATCAAGCTGGTAGTAGGAGTAGAGCCACTTCACATCACTGTGAAACGTGTGACAGGATGCCTTGTTCCGGTGAAGAGTCCTAATCAATATTAATCTTTTCCTTTTCACGTTGACTGCCATGCGCAGTGCATCTTTTTCATCCACAGTCGTCATAAATATTTTCTTAAGTTCCTCGATCCCCGATTTGATGGCATGCCTTCTCTGTTTGTTGGTATGCTTTAATTCATATGAAAATTCTTCTGATCCAACATGATGATCATTCCTTGGCGAGGGAGGACGTTTTCTTGTAGGGAGTTCTCCGTAATCTCCAAAGTAGTAGCTGATAAGGTAAGCTAACATTCGTTAATAAATGTTATGAAAAAAATCAAAGCAATTCTCCTATGTGATCCTTCATATACATGAAAACAAAGGCAACCAAAACAGAGTTAGTCACCACCTGTAAAGTACTGTTAGTTGTTAATACTGGAAGCTGTTGTGTTAGAAGTTGTTGAACGTTTGGTAAAAATACTATAAAAGTACATATACCAACAACTATTGCCATTTTTTGATCTGGATTCAATTTAGTTTTCTGATTTTTTGACTTGATAGAATCTGGAAGCATATTAGCATATGGTGACATTTGTTCTATTTGTTTGTCGTGCATAGTAGCAGTGTTGTTTACCCCCGGTGGCGGAGACGTATTCATAGGAGGAGGAGGGGCTGGTCCAAGTGACATAACAGGTGTTGCCATTGGATCATTACTTGCCATCAGTTCTGCAATATCACTCATTGTATAGTGATATTTAAGAACAAAAGGACATACAATTAAGCGCATCCATATTGTGTAATTTATTCTCATGCTATAGTAAAATGGCTAGTCAGCCTGTGCCTGATACTATTGTTCAAACACATAGTCAATTGTGTTCGCTTTGTACACTAGGTAGTAAATCTCAATGGACTCAAGTTTATTTTGTCACTTTGATAGTTTCGTGGTCGGTATGGTTATTGAAAAAAATTTTAAATTTTCTTGTGGAACTAGGAGACGATTCCACACATTCTGATGGTATGAGTATCAACTTTATTGTTTCATTAATTGCTTGGATAACGTCTGTGTTTCTTATTACTGGAGATGCATCTGCAGATGAAAATAAGTGTAGAAACTCGGTTACTAATTCGGTTCCAGATGTGGGAAAATATCACAGAAATGCATCTTTTCTACTTGCATCATTGTCTCTAGGGTTTATTTCAATGATTTCAGCTATGTATAGTCCGAAAGACGAGGATTCTAAACCATTGTTTGTTATGTCTGTTATGATGTTTTTTTGTTTTATTTTTCTCGTGTATGCAGCAGCATCAAAAAGTAACTCTTTACTGACTTGTGATAAAGTCAGTTTCAAAGATTCATACATTTCCTCATCTTCCTCTTCAGTTTCATCAATTGAACATGATTGTACCCAAAACATAGTTTCATCATGTAACAAAAGTGCAACTTCAATATGTAAAAATCAAATGAAGAAAAATAATCACAAAGCTTTCAGCATCAAGTACACACCAACAAATCATACTTCTTGGTCCATCCTTGAAGCCAAACCAAATTGGAAGGACGTGACTAATGATATGGGTGGTGTTCTGTTCTTATTTTATACTTCGCCATTTCAAATACGCTTTGTGTCATTCGATAGCCTCAGTCCTACTGAACATTACATAAAAGCGCACTCATTCGTAGAGTGGGAAGCCACACCCATACCCGCTGGTAAAACAAACATTAGAACCACCACCAATAGTGAGGCTGTGATAAACAACTTAATACAAGCTTTGAATACTAACAGTGGTAGCTTGACTCATGATGACGTTAAAGATATAAATTTCGAAAAATCACCTTTTTTTGCTGATAAATGGCATCAAAAGGAAATATATTACATTCCGATAAAGATTGACAATGGAAACCCCAGTGAATACATATTGCAGAGAGTAGATAGTATTCCATTAAATGCATCATTGACCTCATACGATTTGAAAAAGTACATAGAAAATCATCATAAAACCATTACGTCAACAACTAGCGAGAAGATAATTCGAACACAACAGATGAGGAGCTTGAGTGATTATAATCCATTGCACGGTATTGGTGTAAATGACGTAAGTTATTCTAATCCAACCGAATTGCCAGTTATTGAAACTATCAAAAGCAAAATATTCGACAGCAGATCATATGTTGAATTGAAAATAGGTACACAATCTGTGTTCATGAGCCCAAACCAAAAGTCTACAAATACCTTGATCAGTTGTAAGACATACGACAAAACCCCCACTTCGGTAGATATTCAACCGATTGCTGAAACTGCTAAAACGACCACTGAAACGAGTACGAATGCTTGCCAAAAGATAAACCATGAAAGCATATACTATGAATCTCCTTCGGTCAGTGGGTCTGATAGAAGTTTTTTGTTGAATATGTCTATCACGTCATTGTTTGCGTCAATATCTTTCCTTCGTCCTACAATTATTAGTTTCAATCCGTTAAACATCAATTTGTTTTCTTGGATAGCCATTTCTCAAATGTTCCTTTTTTTTGATGTCGCAACTGGATATAGTACCAGAAGGGAGGGAGAATCATGGTTTGGGGTTTCTGCAGGAATTTCTTTGTTTTTAGCGTTTGCTTCTTTTTTCTTGTACGGAGGGCCGTTTAAATTTTCAATGTTCATAAAGTTTTTATCTGCATCATCATCAATACTTTTTAATGTTTTTATGTTACGCCATCTGATTATTCAAATGTCTTCTGAGAACAAAGAACGTGAAATCAGTGACTTTTCACTTTCCATGTGTTTCCTATTAATTTTTTTGTTCCTTCCGTTTGATGAAGTAAAGTTACCTTCAAAGGTCAGTTTAAATGATGATACATACAAAGAATTGGGCTACTCTTACATTTCAAATATTTTTAGTACTGGTTCAATTAGAATTACGATACTTTTATTGTTCATAATTTGCACAAACATTTTCAGTAACAATGATTTGGATATAGCAGTTAGATTGATATGTGTGATTATCCTGTCTATCACACTTGGATTTATGACGTTTCCAAAATTCGATTCTATTTTCCAAGATGATTATAATATTCTGTCTGATTATAAGACATCAGGAATAGTTGTTTTAATTATGTCGTTTTACTTCACGATAAATAATTTGTTCCAATCTTTTTCCACATCTGATTTCAATCAAAGTCAGGCTGCTAATCTGTACAACGCTTCTTCTACTCTTTTAGTTAGTATGGTATCGTTAATGACTACACAATTTATTTTTGGAAAGGAAGCCTTTTACCCTAGTGCATTATTGTGTATTGTTCCATTTTTCACATTGTATCAATACGAGCCTATAAAACAATCCCCGTCTGACGTGTGCGCTGTGAGCGTGAGATTTGGAGAGACTGACTCGGGTTCTAGCATGCTCTACAATTCGAGAGATTGTGGCCAGGGGTCGATAAATCGACCTGATGCCGATTGTCATTTTCCAAAACAAAAAGTTTTTGGCGTGAAAATGATTGATAAAAATAATAAATGCCAAGTGATACTTCATGAAAATATTGGCGAAAATAACGGGGAAATGGTATGGAATGTGAAAAATAACAATTTGAAATTTCAGGAGGACTGTAATGACAACCCGACCGCTGCAAATTCTTGTTTAAGACAAGAATCCACTACTGAAACAGAGGAAACGTATACTGCGACGTTCGCATCTGCGATAACTGTACTAGAGAGGTGTGGAATACGACTGTACCCTGCTAGTAACAAAACCGATCCAAAAACTAATGACCCAGTACCATTTCCTTATCATCTTCGACTAAAGTCAAATAAAGTGGGTGTGAAAGGACTGAAATTTGAAGACGATTTCGAAGCTTGGAGAGATAACGAAGACGGAACAGCCACAAAAGATGAGAAAATAACCAACAATGAGTGGAAGAACCTTAAGATTGACGTAATTGAACTTGTTGGCTCATCCTGTAAAGTGTTAGGGTACGAGAGAGATACCAATATAACGGGACTCGGTTTGAGTTGGATATATCACGGAACCACCCCTCCTGACTCTGATTCTGACTCTGATTCTGACTCTGACTCTGGCTATCAACCAGTAACCAATGTCGCTCTTGCACAGGCACTCTCCAGTAAAACTGTATTTACTGTAGATGAATGGAGTTCTTTTGGTGTTACGGAGGTAATCACTCCATTCAAATATGTAAAATCTGGTTCTAAATATTACGTGCCGAACGTGTTTTGGGAAGGGCCTCGTCAAGAATTTATGAGTGGAAAGAATACCATCAGTCCACCTAAGAATTTTGATAGCTTTGTAGTTGAGAATAGATATTCAGACCCACCATTGTGGCCAGAGATCCTTCCGTTTATGATATCTGGAACCAATAGTACAGTTATTAACGTTCTCTGGAGAATCGTATTTTACCTTTGTATGTTCTTGATTCCTTTCGTCAGTGTATCACAGGGAGTAAAGTCAGAACTTGCGGTTTTCCTCATAGCTTTTTTGAGTGCTTGCTGTATTGGAATACTAAACAAAAATGGCATTGACAGAGGAATGGGCTTGTTTTCAGAAGGATTGACCGGGTCGGATAATGAGGCAATGGATCCTAATGTGCTTACTGTTTTGATTACAATTGCTGTATTTTTTGGACTTGCGGTGGAAAGGTCGTTTTTCGCAACAGATGCGGAAAGAACAGGTATGATACTGGGAAGTGTGTTGCTGTTTGGTAATATTTTCATAGCTTCAGCAAGCACATTTCCAATTTTGATTTGTTGCGGCATTTTAGGAGCATTTCTTGCTCCAAGTCTTAAGGGTAGAGATCAGATAGTTGCAATGTTCCTTCCTCTTCTGACCTTTGTTGCCATAATCACAGCATGGTTTTTAGGCAGGGGTTCACTATGCGAGACGTTTGGTGTTGGCCAAAGATCTTCCAATGGTGAAATAGAATATGTGGAGTGTTCTATACCAACAGGTAATGTTTGGAAAGACATTTGGGATAAACACAGACAGTTCTTTGTATTACTGGGATACGGTTCAAAAGATTTTTTTACTGGTGTAACTTTTGAAAATGAGTTCAAAAAAATTGAAACTGAGTTCAAAAAAGTTCTTTCTAAAGTAGCTGATGATGATGTTAGGAGTCTTTGTAACAAACAAGATGGTAACAATCCATTGTGTGTTGAGTCAAAGAGAAATAAATGTGAATTTTCCTATTGTATAAGTCCACCAGACCCTATGAGAATGAGTGGTTTTGCTAGTAAATCGGAAACTGAGAAAATGCAAAAGTCAAGATGTAGTTCACACAAACTATTTCATACGTCTGCACTCAAGGCAGTTTCTGATAAAACAGCTACTGCAAAGCAAAAGTATTGTGTTCAATATCACAAAAATGACGATTGTAATAACATATGCAAAGATCATTGGAAAAATGATGCTGATCCGGTATCTAGAGAATCGTTGGCTAAATTAGAAAGTAGGCTGAAGGTTATTGACGATTCTGTTCTTGAAGTAAGTCCTGAAGAATGGGTACAAATGAAGAGAGAAGAGCTGAGTTAATATTTACAGCATCAATGATGTGATTAGGCCATTAGAAGACGAAATATTTTCTTCTGGACCGGATGTCAGTATTTGAACAATAGATGAATTAGAAGAATTCACTGTCAAATTTGAGTTGGCTATCCCTGACCACATCACAACCACAAGATTGGGAGCTTGTGGGATCGATACTATTTTTGTGTTCAGAGCTATTAATCTTATAATATTTTGGAGCTGTGTGATCTCCGTGATTGCGCTGTGTGACATGATCAATGTTTGCAGACTTGGAATGCTAATACTAGATATTCTCTTACAATTGGAGATATCTAACATTATTAAATTAGCATACACAGATGGTATAGATGAAAGTTTTGTGCTCGAAGCCTTGATTGTCTGAAGTGAGGCTGGATAAGTTGTAGGGATTTGAGTTATATTTGAACAGCCATTCAAATCTAAAGTTGTTAAGCCTGAGAATAATGTCCCAGGGGGGAGTTGCGAGACTGTTTTTATCGTAAATATCAGATCAGTTACACTTGCTAGAAGATTTTGATAAGCAGTTTCCTCGGTAACAGTCATTCCGTTTTGAGCCTGGTTAACTGAAAAGTCTGTTATGCTAGCATCTTCTCCTATAACTTCGAGAGTAGTCGCAGAGGCTTGAAACATCAAGAGGTTGTAATATTTTATTAATGACATATTAACTTATTATGATATTTCTATTTTTAACATTAATTCTCAGACGAATCATCCGAGTCGTAGTCAATTGCATCAAAATCATCTGTAACTGTCTCAACAGGCTCATACCTTTGAGGTTTTTTAGTGATGCGCCCGCTGCGTGATCTTATGGTATTTGATGTATCTAATGATGGTGAGTCTGATGGTGAGTCTGATGGTGAGTCTGATGGTGACTTACGTTTAGTAGCTTCTCTGGTAGAGTCGTCTTTTTGCTTACGACCTTCTGATCTAAATCCTGAGATTCGTGTCTTAGGACGGGCGGTGAACGGCTTGCCAAAGTTGATCTCAGTATCTCCACTGTCTGGTACTTTGTATGACGTTTTTGTTTGCATGGGATACTTAGACTTGCTTTCATCATTTGGACTAGTTGAGTAGAATGTAATCTTGAACTCCCCGGATCCAACAGTGCTATTCGTGATGATTGTATTTGATGTCATCCCTTCAATATTAGGCTATATTAACATTATCCTTTTAAGCGCACTTATCGTATTAAAAAAAGTGTAGACATAAAGTATTAATCAAAATGGCGCCACAAACAACACAAACATCACAACGAGTTATCCGGACGGTCCCCTGGAATTCTGCAAAGTCACGTCTAAGTCCAGAAGAGTTTCATGAAAAGAATTTGGAAGAAGGATTTGTGTTCTTTAGTGTCGATATCGATAATGCTACTGATGCACAAATCGTGGCCATACAGAACAAGATCAAATTGATCGATGAAAAGGCAAATGTTGCTGATGAAAAGACAGGAAGAAGAATTCCTCATCAGAAGCCATACTTCAGGTATACATCCATACAACCGGATGGAACAGAAAATACACACGGAGGCGGTTGGTATCTATATACGGGGTGGAGCGACACGAATGATCATAGATTTCACAGAAACTCCAGATCGGATTTGAAGGGAAACGAGCCAGTGTATTTCAGAGCAAAGAGTGCAGTACAAAATTCGAAGGTGCCAAATTTTTCGATACAGTGGCGAAACGTGAAAAAATTCTACTACAAGTTTCCCCCAGATTCTAAGACGTCTACGTTCACTTCAGGTAATAAGGTTATCAAAATAACTGGTTTGAATTAGGTTTGTGAATAAGGTGAATTAGGTTTGTGAATAAGGTGAATTAGGTTTGTGAATAAGGTGAATTCGGTTTGTGAATTAGGTTTCACAAAAAATGTTTACCTACAATAAATGTTACTAATTGTATCACTTTCTATTGCATTCATACTAATTATTGTCCTGTTTTATAAATTTATTGGATTGGAAAGAGGAGCAGACAAAAATAAAGAAAATGTGAATGCTGTTGTTTTAGGAAAAGAACCTTATGTGACACCTGCTATTGACAATGAAATACAAGAACAAATGAAAACTTTACAACAAATGTATATACCGGTCCAATACATAGATAACGGCTTGATGCCAAAGATAGAAAGTTCTATTTCAAATGGGTCTGATGTAGAAAAAGCCCTTAAATTACACAAATACAAAGGACCTATTGCATTTTCGGAGGAGAAATTAAGCTCAAGTACGTTCCAAGAAGCAAAATTCAGCGATAGTTTAAAAAACTTTCAACCTGATTTAATATCTGATTTAATACCCAAATCCGAAGTGAATGAAATAGAGCCGTTCAACTCTTTTTTGGGGATGATTGCATCTGAGGGTCAGATCGTAAGTTCAGTTGATCCATGATTGTATGAATGTCGTCATCATCTTCTGCGTCACTTTCATCTAAATGTTTTCTCCACTGTCCATCACTTTGTGTTTTGACTAGACTTAGAAGTTTATCCCATTCTTGTTGTTCCTTTAGTATACCGGTTCTTTCCCAGCCTTTTCTTAATTTTGTAAACATTGTGCTTGCACAAAGCCATTTGATGTCTGTCATCTCTTGCAGATGATACATCTTGTGTATTCCCATACAATAGAGGAAATCGCGAGTTTTCGAAAAACTTACAGAGTAATGCTTTCTGAAGGGAATTTCAATCACATAAGTGTAACAAGGCATCCCTCTTGGTGTTTTGGAAAGCAGAATCCTTTCACATTTTTTCACCTTCTCAAGTATTGAAGATTTGTCTAAAATGCAACCTAATGTTTCTTCATATCCTTCGCGAGCAGCAGTTTCACAGGGATCATCTTCAATATCGTCATTTTTTCCGGAAAATGTTATAAGTCTATTATTCCTTTTGGACTTTCCCAATAAAAAGTATAAAGAATTATTGTAGTAGCAATATGGCAATATTCCAGAGCAGTAGTTATATGTCGCCATGGCGAACTCTATTATCTGAACAAAATTATTTTTTAAGCCACAATTAAGCGTCATAATTAAGTGTCGTCAATTTTATTACCGTTATGTAATGTAAGAAGTGATAGTGAAATAATTGTGAGCAAAGTACCAAAAATGATTCCTCTGTCACCTTTTGTGATAACAAAAAACAGTGAAGACCCGAATTCCACTGGTGTTTTACTGTGTGTGAAAACTGCTTGAAGATCCACCATAACGTCACTTACGAAATTAGCAGACGACTCGTCAATAGTGCGCTCTGCTGCTTGCTCAGTAAGAACCTGATCTCGGGTCCGATCATCTGGTTTGATTGCGTAAGCGCTTTCAATTGCTGACCACTCCATCTTGTTTTAAGCTTACACAAAACTTTGTTTAAATAAAAAATTCTAAAAAAGAAAACCTTCTAAAAAAAAGAAAACCTTCTAAAAAAAAAGAAAACCTTCTAAAAAAAAAGAAAGATATAATATATGTCAAAGGAGAGCTGGACGTCTTTGAGAATTATGCCTGTGGGTGGCGATAAAAGAAGGGGCGGTTGTAAGTTTGTTAAAAATGACAATGTTATGGGGAGGCTACATGATGAAATGACATGTTTTTCATACAAGGACAAAAACGAGTGTGATGAAATGCTTTTTGATCCGTCAACAGGATGCCTCTGGAGTACAGCAGCCAAAAAGTATTGTCGTGTTTCATATGAACATGGTGAATCAAAAGAAGGGGCAAATACCATGTTTTGTGATCGAGATGTATGCAAATCGAAATTCGAAATGGGCGAAGACTATTTGAGATGTAAGAATTGCAGTGGAAATTCAGATGGCTCTAATAAACATTACTGCAACTTCGATCGCACTGTAATGTGTCACGAGACAAAACACAATCAAAATACTAAAGTAAACTTTACATGTAATGGTAAATACCCAATAGACGCAAAAGTCATTGAAGAAATTGAAAAACAAGACACGGACAATAGTAGCAATGATGCGGACGAATCTGGTACTGTTGATTGGTATGGCGAATGGAGTATTGACGAGACAATGATTGCGATCTCGATTGGTGCTGTTGTACTGTTGATTATGAGCAGGCAACGTTGAGCATTTTGTGGTTGAATTTGTGGTTGAATTTGTGGTTGAATTTTGTTATTTTTAGTCTTGATTATTTGCAGATGGAGGAGAATCCAAAAGTGATCGTTTGTGTGATTGGTACTGTGCGTGGTGGTTCCGAAGCGTGGAACTCATTGATTAAACATGTTTTACAACCATTACATGCCGATTTAGCTCTGTTTACCTCTAAATCTGAAAATACTGTTTTGCATACTGTTTTGCATACAGTAGCCAAATACGACTGGAGTTTTGAGGACCCAGATTGGACAACTGAGCTTTGTCGAGTCTGTAAGGAGTGTGGCTTGCAGGAAGACGCCTGGCATAATAGTGCAAGACGTACCTCCTACGAAAGCTTGTGGGGGGGTGTGGTGTTGGACGGAAATACACTGAAAGGATCGGGTGCGATAATTATGCTCCTGAGAGAGATGTTGTTGAGTAGGCTTTCGATATTGAAACAGTACGATAAAGTGATTATCACTAGGTCTGACCACTTGTACTTTTTTGATCATCCGGTACTTACAAATGCTGATATTGATATTCCCGTAGGCGAGGATTGGTGGGGAATAACAGATCGCCATCATGTGGTAGACAGTTCTTCAATTGAAGCGTATCTTTGTATTGTAAGGTGGTGGATGCAAAATATTGATTTTGTTGAGAATTCGATCACAAAACACCACAACCCTGAACAATTATTAGCCCTGTACTTCAAGACTTTGTCCTTTTCATTAAATAGATCAATGCGGTGCATGGCATCCGTATCTCTGAAAAATGATTTTACTCGATGGAAGGTAGCGACAGTTCCGGTTCCAGGATACAATGACCTTTTTTTTAAATATCCACACGAATATTACTCTCATATTAAATTAAAAATTAAACCAAAACGTTTGTTCGGAAAGCGTATAAAATATACTAACAATTTTGACAATGTACATTAAAATGGTAAATTTTGATGGTAAAGAATACAAAAGATTGGCCCTACATGGTGGTGGAAATCCAATGTTTGGGCATTATGTGGGACTTTTTGAAACACTGAAGTGGTTTGAAGATTGGGAATCATTCAATATTCCACTAATTACTTCTTCAGCAGGAAGTATGGCAATATTGTATTTTCTTCTAAAAAACGAAGACAAAGAGGTTGTCAACTCAATGTTTTCAAAAGCAAGTGAAGAATTTGAAAACGTACTAGAGAACATTGAACAAAAGAGTGTGATTTCATTTGACTTTTTAAAAAATATTTTTAATACTCAATTTGCATCAGTGAAAGATATAACATTTAGAGATTTGAATGAAATGTATCCCAACTTAGAATGGACGGTTTGTTGTTCAAAGTACGACAACTTTGAATTCTCTTTACAAACGTACGGAACGCACACTCCGGAAGTTCTTGTTTGGAAAGCCTGTATAGCTTCAATGGCTATTCCAATCATATTTGAACCAGTAGAAATAAATGGTTGTTTAAATTGTGATGGAGACTTATCAAATTGGGTAGAGAAAATGAATCTCATTGATGATAGTGATGTTCTACATATAGGTCCTGCAAAAAACTCTAATGGTATTGGTTTAGATGTAATCACAGATATACCATTGCTTGATGAAGCAATAAAAATGGCAATATGTTGCTTTTTGAGGATGTTCAAAGCGAAACAACCCGCTCATGGAATTTTAAGAACAGAATTTATAAGTTCAATTCATAGGCATTTTCTTTCCGAAGAATACATTGAAAGTGGAAAATTAATGGCAGAAAAGTTGGCATAAAATTAAGTTGACGTAAAAAGTTTGTATTAAAGTGAATGTTATTAAATTATGAACAAATGGATTCAGGGTCTAATATTATTTGTATAAAAACAGTTCAGTGCTCTGCAATGAGGAACTTGTTTGAAACATTGAAAGACGTTCTTCATGATTGCAATTTAGCTTTTGATGAAAATGGTATAAAATGTTTGCAAATGGACAACAATAATAATGTAATTGTTTCTGTTAAATTAAACTCCACAA